GTTGCCGTGCAACAGCAGCGACGTCATGCACTGGTACATCCAGTCGTAGTACGTCCCGGTCGACGAGGGGTGGTCGAAGAGAGACGGACCGGTGTAGCGGACCGCAGGCCCGAGAGCCGCAGGCCGCATGTAGATCTTCAGCGGGAGGCTGGCGAGCGACTCGGCCAGCAGCCGCGTGCACGAGTAGACGGCGGGCAGTCCGAGCGCGTGGTCGAGGCCGTAGAACGCGCGGGTGGGGTGGATGGGTCCGCCCTGGTTGAACTTCCAGTACGGATTGTCCCAGGGACGCCAGGGAACCCCGCCGATGATCCGGTGCTCTGACCGGTCAGCCTGGATTCGCTCGATAAGTCCCACGTGACGCCGGAACCCCTCTGTAAAACGGGAACCCGGCTCCTGCGCTGGCCACGGGCATGACTAATTACACACAGTACGCCACCGCGGGCCTTTCCGCACATAGTGTCGGAAAGGTAATGCCGCCTGCAGACTCTTTCAGACTTTACTATTATCCAGGGTCCGTGGCGCGCGCCGGTCCGGCAGCTGCTTAGGCCCGATCATAGCGCCCATCCGGAACCCGTAGATGACCGCCTCGGCGAAATAAGCCATGATCAGCCAGACGCGTCCGGCCGCCCAGCCGATTGCCACCAGAATGCGGCCGACCGACCAGCCGATAGCAGTGCCGACCGCGGCGAAAGGCCAGAGCACGGCACGCGGGAGAGTGATCTCAGGCGTCGTCATTAGTTCTTCCTCCGATAGCGCCAGGCGAATCCGAACCAGTTCCACCAGCGCGGCCGGGCGGCGCACGGTCCGTCATGGCCGGGCTCGCGACTGCACCACCATCCGCGCGGCGCCTTATCGCACTTCACGCGTACCCCTCCGGCCGGTTGCCGGGCCAGCGCCGGTGGTCTCCGGGCGAGTCTTCCGGCCGCGCGAAGTCAGCCGGGCACGGCAGGATGTCCCACGCTGGGTACGGCAGGTGCTCACCCTCGTGGTCACGGGGCTGTTGGCACTTCCGGTCAGGCAGGTATCGATCCGGCATCGGGTGGTCGCAGGTTGGGAGGATGCCGCGTGGGGCGTGGCCGGTGAACGAGATCCCCCACGCCTCGCGTAGCGCCTGCCAGTCGGGATTGCCGTCGCAGAACTCGCACTCGCCGGGGGCGTGCAGCACCCGCTGGTCGCAGTGTGGAAACCGATCCAACGTCATGTCTACCGTCCTGCGCTGAATGACTTCATGATGTCGTAGCTACGGCGCTTTTTCCCGAGCGCCCAGTTCGCCAGCGTCGCCGCCACGATGGGGGTGATATCCGATTCCGACGTGCGTCTAGACCACCCTCGCCCGCCGTCGCCGATCTCGCGCGTCTCGGCGCTGGCGATCGACTGCCAAAGTGAGGGTGACAACTCCCGCCCCAGGTGGATGATCTTCCGGTCCCGGATGCCGGTCACGATCTGCGCGAACGCGGCGGCCTCATCCCCGCTGGAGGCCGGAAGGATCTCTATCCCGGCCCGCTCGGCGGCGTCGACCAGACCGGCGGCGGGGCCGTTGCGGGGAATGCAGATGGCGACCGGCCGGTACTTCCGCCGCAGCTCGTCAAGCCGAGAGACCACCCAGTCAGTGCCCTCTTTCGAGCAGCCGCGCGGGATCTCCAGCACGGTCCGGTAGTCGGGTTTCGGCGGCCGGTAGTTCAGGTCCCGTCGGCCGTAGGCGTCGGTCGGTACCGCGACCACCACCGGCGGGTCGGGGCGCTCCCAGGCCGCGGCAATCGTGGCGACCGTCATCTCCGGGTTCACGTCGACCGCGAACGCCACCGGGCGGACCGCGCCGCCGGGGTTCGGCATGGCGCAGCGCTCCCAGGCTTCCTCGGTCACGACCGACCAGGACTCCTCCTCCTCGGGCCAATCTCCGACGCCGAGCCGCTCGCGGTCGAACGCGGTGCTCGTCATGGACCGGAATTCCTTGGCGATGTGCTCGTAGCTGATCCGGACGCCAAGCGCGGGGTTGGCCTTCGCCCAGGACCGCGGGTCGTCGCGGTCGTCGTGCTTGTCGCAGATGACGTAGTTATTGGTCTTGCGGCCGAGCACCTCATCGCGCGGGCAGGTGTCCAGGTGCGGGTCAATCGACCACTCGGCGCCCATCAGCGACGCGTCATGCCGGAAGATGCGCCGCCGCACCATGGCGAGCTGCACGCTGTCGTGGTACCCGGCGCTGGCGGTGTAGATCATCTGGGGGTTGGCCACAGCGCTCATCGTCGGCATCGATGCGCCGACCTGCTCGTCGCTCAGGAACATCGCCTCGTCGTAGACCACGCAGTCGGCGGTGAACGACCGGCCGGAACCGCGGGACCGGGCCAGAAACCGGAGCCTGCCGCCGACGTTGCGCCGGACCTGCTTGCCGCCGGCGCCGAAGATTAGCGTGGGCGCGGGCTTGAGCTCGATTGCCTCGTCGCCGTGGCTGGTCATGACGCGTTTGACCCGCCGGGACAGGTCGTCGTAGCTGGTGATCGTGTCGCGGACCCGGCGGAAGTGCTCGGCCGCGGCCTTGAACTCGTGCGCGGTGTGAATGATCATGCTCTCGCCGAACACGTAGAGCCCGCCGAGTTCCCGCACCTCCAGCTTCACGTTCTTGCCGTTCTGGCGGCTGCAGATGTCCACCGCCTCGAACGCGGCCCAGCGGCCGTCGGTCTTCGTGCCACACGCCTCGGTCAGCCACCACTGCTGCCACGGGTCGAGCTGGTACCCATAGTGCGGGGACCATTCAAGCAGTTCCTCGGCGGCGTAGTTCCCGCACCCACCCGAATAGCCGCGTCGGCCGCAGGCATCGCAGTTCGGGTCGGCGACCCGGTGCCGGTCGGGCGCCGTCCAGAACCGCGGCTTCTGGCTGCCGAGCAGCGGGTCGGCCAGAACGGAGCCGTCGGGCAGGATGACATCCTTCATCAGAATGCCGCCCGGACCCAGGCGATATCCGTCAGGAACGGCGACTAGTTTAGTGGCGGGAGGAGACGTCATCCTCGTCCTCGCCGTCGGCCAGCTTCCTAAGCGTCCCGTCATTGGCATCCATGAGCTTGGTGGCGGCCTGCTTGAAATCTTCCGAGACCGGCTCTTCCTCGTCCTCCGGCTCGCTTTCGTCCTCCGACTGGACCCCGCCGAGCCTGACCCCGTGCGCGTAGTTCTCCCGCGCCTCCTCGATTAGCTCGCCCGCCGACCGGGCGACGAACATGCCGCCGCCGACCCGGGTCATCTGCGCCATCTGGTCGGCGAGGTAGTGCACCATGCCATAGCACTCCTCGGCCGCCTCGTAGCAGTCGCCGCCGTTCTCGAGCATGCCGTTGAACGTCTCGTTGTTCCGCAGCCTGCCGTCGTCGGTGATCATGTGTTTCCAGGAACCGGCCATCAGAGCTTCTTCCCCATCTCTGCGCGAGCCTCGGCGATTGTGATGATTCCGGCTTGGAACCGCATCATGATCTCGTCGACCTTCCGGGTTATCGCCTGCAGTTTGTCGTTCATGTCGGCCACGTTGGCGGTGATGTTGGAAGGTGTCATCACCGGATTGGCGGCGAACGACGACAACGGCCGGAACCCCGGCTCCGGGTTCGGGAACGCCAGCGGATCGGGAACTACCCTGAGCTTCGGGCCGTACATTCGCCGCCGCAGCTCTTCCTCGTTCATATCTTGCCGATCGAGTCGATGGTGAGCAGGCTCATCTGGCGCTGCTGGCGGTAGATGTCAGCCTGGGTCTTCAGGTCGGTCTTGAGCACCGCGAGTAGGCTGCGGCGTGCCCAGGTCCCAGGAGCCGGGAACACCAGTGGATCTGGGACTACCCTCAGCATGATCATGATCCGGTCAGCCTCTTCTCCCGCCGTTCGCGTACTTCGTCGGTGACGTCGCCCTTGACCTCGCCGGGCGACATGTCGCGCAGCTGGGCGAGCGCCAGCCGGATCTCACGGGCGAACCCGGCGGCGTCGCGCGGGGGGAGGCCGCCCTCGTCCAGTACCCGGGCGCACATCAGTGCCACCGCGGCGATGCCGCCGGAGCGCAAGTTGGCGGGCAACTGGGCGAGATCAGTCTCGACCGCCTCTTCCATCGAGGTCATTCGTCCTCCGCCTCTTCGCCGCACTCCCGGCACAGGTACCCGCCCTCGCCGTCAGCGCGGATCTCGTCATCGGGCTCGACGTCCTCGCCGCAGTCAGCGCACGATCCATAGTAGGCAGCGGTGAACCAGGTGCCGAGAATGCTCCTCATGGACTGTACGATACAGCGCCGTGGCTCCGATCGGGGTCACGTCGGGCGTAGTACTCGTCCAGGCACGTCTTGCACCAGAAGGTAATTCGGTCGAGCCACGAGTAGCTGCCGCACCGAACGCAGTAATGCTCCATAACTCAAAGAGTGAGGCTCAGTCAACCTGCGCGCAAGGGGCAATTTTCAGAAGGTGCTGACGATGCTCCACCGGGGGCGGGAGAATCTTCCAGTCCAGCGTCGGCCACGCGCAGACCGCGGCCAGCCGACGCCGGTCAGACCGGTTCCCAGTCACCGTCCAGTACTTCACCTTCGGCCTCCGGCGCACCTTGCGGTCGTATCCGTTGCGGAACGCGTCCCGGGTGTGAACCAACGGGTTCGCCGGGAGGTAGTCGTACCTGGCCGTCCTGCGCTCCATGTCCGTCCAGCCCGCGTAGCGGAAATTCAGCGCGCGGTAGATGTAGCCCAGGTGGCCCTGCACGGTATCGGCGTAGCTCACGACGATGTACGGCGGCAGCAGGGCCAGGCAGCGGGACACGTACCACGACTCGGTGTTCTTCGGGCAGCGGTCGTGCACCCACAGCCGGTTGAACTCGATCACGACCCCCGGGTCGGACGGGCAGGCCCCCTGCTGGAGGTGGCGGCTGGCCGGGGTGCCGAACACGCAGATCCCGGCCAGCTCGTCATCGTCCCAGAGCCCGAAGGCGTGCCGCACCTGCGGCTTACGGTGCATGTAGTGCTCGCGCTCGGCCACCTCGCGCGCCAGTGCGGGCGAGATCGGAGCGACGATCACGACTAGAAGATCGGGAAGTCAACGACGCGATCTTCCGACTGCCGCGACTTGTTGTAGTTCGCGACGACGGTGTTCGCCACCCGCTTCCAGGCCGAGTCGCCGGCAACCCCGATCGCCTGCTCGGCCTGCCGGAGCTTCCCGCCCAGCCGCAGGAGCTTGTTCGGCATCCCGCTCCGGCCCGTCCAGAAAACGCGCGTCCCCTTGTTGTCACGCAGATCCCAGTGGGCGATCTCGAACATCGCCCGCACCAGCGGCAGCCGCGTCTCGCAGGTCGTCTCCGCCAGCAAGGAGATCATGATCCGCACAGCCTCCTGGTCGCGGTACCACAACGCGGGGAGCGTTCCGATCGAGGTGAAGTCACGCCTCCCGTTATGCTGACCGCGCCGGTAGTCGAACCCGTGCTGGTGCAGGCAGACTGCCATCTCCACATAGTCGGGGTCCCCGTCCAGCACCCGCTTGGCGAATACCTCCCGGCTGCCCGCCGCCCGCCGCTGCTCGTTCTGCCACCACGGCTTGCTCAGGTCGGTGAGCGCGATGGGGCTGAGTAGCTCTGCCGTGTTAAGTTCCCAATCGGCGCCGAGCACCCGGCCGCCCTCCTGGGTGCGATGCTGCCCGCCGAGCACGACGTACTCCGCTTCCGGGTACGTCGTGTACTGGCATTTGTCTCCGTGTTCCGGGCAGATGCGGTCCTCCAGCCCGGTCACGCGGGAGGCGGCGAGAATGGTGACCGGCTCCAGGGTGGTGTTGAAGCTGTCCAGCGAGAACTCGCCCCACTTGGAAGGCCACGGCGGCGTTTTCATCTCCCGTTGATACGGGTGCACGACGAAAAGCTGGCGGCGGCGGACCGTCCGGAAAACCCGGTCTGCGACGACCACAGCTAGTGACGGGACCCCATCCCGGATACGTCGGCAGGCCCCGCAGAGCTTGTCCTCGTCCGCATTCTCGATCTTCCTCGCCAGCCGCTTAGACAAATCACAGGCGGCGCCTGCGAGGTTAGACCCATCCCACGAGCGCAGCTCGCCCGTTACCGGGTCCGCGGATAGGTGGTGCATTGATGTATGTCCTACAGTGCCGTACTTTGCCACGGTTCTCTCTCCCTGTTACCGAGAGCACCTATAACCCTCAGCTCCCCCAAAGCATACCCCACCTATAGACCGCGCAATACTCATACCAGTAGCTCGCAGCCGCAGTCGGTGCGAGCGCAGACCTTCCACGGCCAGGTGCCCGAAGTGCCGGTGTGCGCGGAGAGCGGGTGCCCGCACTCAGCGCAGTTCCAAAATGGCTCTTCCGGTTTCGGTTCCAGCCTGCCCATCAGCCGAACGCCCCCGGGCCGGTCATCGCGTTGACGCGGGCCGTCACCTCGGCGCACACCGCGAGCCTGAACGCCTCGTGCGCGTCCTCCTCGTGCATGGACTCCGGCGTCGGCACGTGGGCAATCCATTCGATCTCGCCGCCGCACTCGCCGGCCATGTGCCGCCCGGCGATCTGCGCGGTCAGCTCGTCGGCCGCATTGCGCACATGCAAATCCCAGACGCGGCCGAACTCCGGGTCCTGCCGGGCGAAGGCCGCCACGCGCTCCAGGGCGGCGTCCGATCCCACGCGCTCCGCCCCGGGGTCAGGCGGGTAATCCGGGCACTGAACGATCTGCTTGCGGCTGCCCATCAGAACGAGGGCGACGAAGACAGCTGAGGCGCCCAAGATTCCCGCGGCGACGAGAAGCAAAGCCAGTTTCATGGCATCAATGATGACACACGGCGGAGCCCCGGGCACTTATCCTGGCCCGGGGCTCCTGGTTGCGTTTGTCATGTGTTTGCCGTTACACCACGACCACAGAGGGTCGGAGGGAGTCGAACCCTCATCTTGGTCTCCCAAGGACACGCAGTGTCTGTCCGTCCGCCACGTCCGGTAGATCACCCGGCCAAGCTAATACAGGCGTCCTGCCACTGGACCACGGGACCACGATGGAGGTCCCGCCGGGGGTCGAACCCGGGCTTCACTGCACCAGCCGGTTGATCCGACATGGCTTCTGGTTGTGAGGCTGAGGCTGGAGCGATACGAGGACCAGGAGGCTAATTGCCCGGAACCGTCATTTAGCCTGGTTTCCCACTGCCGACAGCGCCGACATGAAGCTAAAGCTGAGGCTGCGCTCTGTCTCTTACTGTATCACATTATCGCCCGAGGACTACCGTTCTCTGGCTGTAGCTCTGATAGTTACCGTTCACGAACTCGAGCGCCCGGCGCCGAAATTGCCGGTCCCGCTGCTCGCGCTCATTGAGAATGAACGCGATCAGCTGGTCCCGGCTCATCTGGCCCAGCCCGCGGTCCGGCGAGCTGCCCCTCTGGTCGGTAATCTCCAGCGCTCGCTCTACCAGCTCGATGTGCCGCAGCTGGGCCAGGTCAGCCGGGATCACGGCTCGCTCTCCAGCGGCGCACGGCCGATCATCACCCGGGCATCGCTAACGCGCTTCCGGAACTCGTCGGAGGTGATCTGACGCCGCCGAAATTCCCAGTAAGCGCCTAGCGCCATCCGGATTGCCGTGAGGTACTTCCGGTACTTCATCGCACTACCTCCCCCGCCAGCCGGTAGCAGAGGTTGGCCAGCGCCAGCTCTACGGTCTGACCGGCCACGGCATAGTTCGTGCCGTCCCGAGCGTCGATGCTGGCCTGCCAACACTGGCTGCCGTTATTCATCAGCGGCTTCAGCCTAACCTCGCGTACCGGTGGCATTTTTACTCGACCGTCCCGAAGACGTAATCGAGGACCGCCTCGCCGGCCTGCTTGTCCTCGACCTCGGCCGTGTTCGCCTGCTCGCGGGCAAACCGGACCGCCTCCAGCAGCTTCATGCCGCGGCGGTGCATTTCCTGCACCTCCCGGGCGGGGAGCTGGCCGGACGTCTTCACCTCGGTCCAGTAGCCGACGATCTTCTCCGTCTCGTAGGGCTGGAAGTTACCGGAGAACGGCTTGCCGTCGATCACCTGGTTCGGGGACAGCACCTGCACCTGGCGCACGCGCTCGGCACGGTGGGTCTTCCTCGGCGCCGCCTTGCGGACGCCCTTCGGCAGCGCCGGGTCGTCATCCCAGGTCGTCGCCGGGTTGAGCTGCGGCAGCTTGTCGACCAGATCCTTGACCAGTGCGGCGACCTGAGTCTCGAGGAACAGCAGGTACCCGGCGGGCACGTCGGCGAGAAGAACCTCGCCGTCCAGCACGACGTCGGCGCGGGCGTAGGTGTTCGCGAACTCCCGCGTGTACTTCACGTCG